CAACCGAATCAAGTTGTATTAGAGGGGCTGTTATATCATTGGCTAGATAACTCATTTATTATCTTATTCTATTTAAAAGAAAAATACATTTAATATTTATATATATAAAAAATGATATATTGATAAATAATGTTAAATAATTAAACATGAAAAGAATTGATAATATTCACAATAAGACAATGGAGATAGACATTGAGAATCAACCGTATAATTCTAAAAATATCTTACTAAATGAAGATGATTTATATACATTATTGAAAAATAACGGTTTATCTGGTTTAAAAATTAAAAATATTAATTTATATCGCGTGGCATTTGTTCATAAATCCTATTGTACTATGAAAAATATAGATTTTGAGAAAAGTAATGCGAATTGTCCTAGCGATTGTTTGCCATTACAAGATATGTCATATGAGAGATTAGAGTTTTTAGGTGATTCTTTGTTGGGAGTGATTGTAGCGAACTATTTATATAATAGATTTCCTGATCAAAACGAAGGATTCCTATCTAAAATTAGAACAAAAATAGTTAATGGGAAAATGCTTGGATATTTATCGGATAAAATAGGATTACCGAAGTTTGCCATAATTTCAAAACAGGTTGAAGAATCGGGAGGAAGAAATAACTATAAAATAATGGAGGATATATTTGAAGCATTTTTAGGGGCGTTATATTTAGATTTTCAAACAGATAATGATAATGTTATTATTCCAAATATAAATATAAATCCATCATCTGGTGCTGGCTATTTTGTAGTAGAATCATGGCTTATATATATTATAGAAAATTACATTGATTTTTGTGAACTTATTAGGATTAAAAATAATTATAAGGATATGCTAGTATCTCATATGCTACATTCTTTACAAGACACACCGCAATTTAAGGAATTAAACGTAGCAATTAAAGATAATGTAAGAGTATTCACTTATTGTGTTAAAGATAAAAATGGGAGTATTATTTCTACGGCAACGGGAAATACAAAAAAAGAGGCGGAGAATAATGCTTCAAAAGAAGCACTGATATATTATAAGGTAAATATTCAAGAATATAATTCTCATATATAAGAAATTATATATATTTTCATATATCATATTTAAAAATTAAGATATGAATATTACACATTTAGTTTTATCGGGCGGAGGTATGCGAGGTGTAATATTTGTAGGAGCATTGAGATATATGTATATTAATAATATACATAAAAATATAAAACATATTGCGGGTTGTTCGATTGGTGCTTTAATTGGTTTGATGATGGCTTTTAAATTAACAATTGAAGAGATGGAAGAGATATTATATATTTGTAAGGATGATAACGAATTATGTTATTTATCAATTAAAAAATACATTAGATTAATGACGGAATATGGTTTATTTAATACAGAGATATTGATTAAACATTTGAAAAATATTATTAAAAAAAAATATCCTGAAATGTGTTTATTAAACGAGTATAATACTATGGATATTTCGGAAACTATTACATTTTCGCAATTATCAAAAAGTTTTGGTGTTAATATTTATATATCTTGTACTAATATAAATACATGTGATAACGAAATTTTTTCTATTGAAACAACACCTAATATATGTGTTTATAAGGCATGTTGTGCTTCGATGGCTATTCCTTTATTATTTAAGCCTATAAATATAGGCGATTATTACTATTATGACGGGGCATTAACTAATAATTTTCCCATAAAAATATTTGCGAATGTTCCAAAAGAAAATATAATTGGTATGATTTTATATAAAGAAAATAAAAATATAGAGCCTATAAAAAAAATCAATTTAATATATATTATAAAACAATTGATGACTATTTTAAATATATTAAGAGTAAAACAGGTTTTATTAAAAGAAATTCAAGATAGTAAGTGTATAGATTATTATAATCCTAAAAATCTTGTATTAAATAGTGCTATGAATATTACATTTAATAGAAAAGGGATGAGATTACATATTACAAAGACGGAGATGGATGAAATGATATATGCTGGTTTTGAAAGTATGACTAAATATATTGAAGAAAGATATAATAAATATATAGAAGATAATAATAAGAGGGTAGATTCTATTCTTAATCCTTAATAACTATTTTTTTATTAATATAATAGGGTTTTTTATTAATTATAGTAGCATTAGGTGGTAATTTATTTACAAAAATATTATTAGGTGCTTTTAATAAAATAGGAATAATGATATCGTTGGTTAAATTCTCTAAAAATAAAGTATTATTTTTTTTAGCCAACATATTATCATATATTGCTTTTTTAAAGGATTTAGCAAAAATTCCTACATTATCTGAGGGTAAATTGTAATCTACAGATATCCATGATCTAGGTTCTATTTTTCTATTCCTAAAAGCATTAATTATTCTAACATAGTCTTCTTCTATATATGTTGTATTTACTGATTTTATTTTTTTGGCAAAACCGAAATCATAAATAAACATAGTATACTCGCAAGATTTTAAATAATAATTCTTCCCGTATATATTATAATGATGATAACTGTTTTTATTAGTTTCGTAATTTATTTGATATAGAAAATTACCCCAATGACAATCGCCATGAATAAATCCTAGATGATGAAATGTTGATATAGATAATATAATTTGAATAAAAACATTATATAATACGTTATCATTTTTAAGAAATACTTTGTTGCTACATAATTGTTTTAAATCGCCTCTGGCTAATTCATTTAATAAAACATAATATTTTTTGTTGATAATGATGTCAGGTATATTTTTATTAGTGATTTTATCACATACAATAACTTTATAGGTGAAAATAAAATGTCTTGAAATCATAGTTTTTACAATTTTATCAGTTATTTTTAAATTAGTATTTGCTTCAAACATATTAACACTATTATTAATCATAATTTTTGAAGCAATAGGATATTTACCTATTTCATTCTTTATTGATGCTATATAAATATATCCGTATTTGCTAATAGAACCAAATTTTTTAGTAAGAAATACGGTATTGTCAATACTATAACCTTTAACATCATTATTTTTTTTAGAATTAATAGAATACTCAGTTAAACATTGTTTATTGCTAATATTTTTCAATCTGTCAACTATATGTTTGTAGTAGAAAATTCTTTGTTCTAAATTATATTTTAAATTTTTATTTTTAAAATATTTAAATAATATATCTGGTAATTTCTTATATTTTTCATTATCTGTATTAATAAGTTTGCTATTAATTGTATTTGAAAAATTATTATTTGCCGACATATCACGTGTATTATAAATATACGATTGAGATTGAGACATTATATATATCTTCTATTTATAAAGCAATATTCTAATATAATATTATAATAGATTTAATGAATAATAAAGAAGAAAAAGGATCTAAAATAGACCCTTATATATTTATAATAGATTTAGATGGAACAATCATAGGTGATTGTAATTATCAATGTGATTTATATAATATTATTGAATTAATTAAAAAAAATAATATTAAAAATTTAAATAAACATAAGGTGTTATGTAATAATTATTTAAAAGAAAGTTATTCTGACAAATCGCTACTAATAAGACCGCATTTTTTCACTTTTATAACAGCCATGAAAAAACAGTATCCGTTGTGCTATTTTTACATTTATACGGCATCTGAGAAAAAATGGGCTAATAAAGAAATAGCAATAATAGAAAAGAATAATAATTTTAAATTTGATAGACCATTATTAACTCGCGATAATTGTATAATAGACAAAAATGGAAATATAAAAAAATCTGTTGCTAAAGTATTACCATTAATAAGTAAAAGTATAAAAATACCTAATAACTATGATATTAGCAAGAAACTATTAATAATAGATAATAATCCTACATTTATAGATTATACGGAAAATTTATTAATATGCCCGTCGTATAATTATATGAAATTTTATGATTTACGCGAGACTTTGCCGAACAATCACAAATGTGAAGATTTGAAAAGATATAGTGATAGATTAATAAAAGAGCAACGAATAAGTAAGATATCAAATAAGAGTACTGAAAATTTAGAGAAATTATATAAATGGTTATATAAAAAATGCAAGAGAATAAATAAATATAATTCGAAATATCATAATGATACTTTTTGGAAAGATCTAATAACTCTTATTAAAAATTATAATATTACATCATATACACCTAAAATAGTAACTGAGATCCAAAAAAGCATTAGTAAAAATAATTGAGTAAATAAGGATATGACTATATATTAGTATATGATATATATTAGTTTTGATATTGGTGTTAAGAATTTGGCAGTATGTATAATAAAGAAGACTGATATATTAGAGATTCTAGATTGGCGTATAATAGCCTTAGCCTCATCGAAGAAAGAGATTAAGGGGATAGAAGATATATCGGAAAGAATATACATTGAGATGGATAATATAATAGGAAATCTCAAGAATATGAATATAAATATGATAGAATATGTTTTAATAGAGAATCAGCCTTCAAATTTAAATGGGATAATGAAGACGATTCAGCATATAATATATGGTTATTTTAGTTTAATTAAATATTGGGACAAAGAGGTGGGAAGTGTAGTTCTAGTAAACGCATCATTAAAAACGAAAAATCACAAATATATAATAAATATTGAATCTAAGGATAAGGAAGAAGTTAAAAATAAAAAGGGTTTTAGACGCGATAAATATAAGATTAACAAAATGCTTAGTATAGAATTATGTCGCGAATATATCAGCGAGAACGAGCAATTAAAGAAGAGATTTAATGAAAACAAGAAGAAGGATGATTTAAGCGACGCATGTTTACAGGCGATATCATATATTAGAAGTAATACTAAAGATGATATGTTAGATAAATATAATAAAATATATATTAGTGATATCTGGAATAATGAAAATAATGAAAAGGAAGAAGAGGCCTAAGATACTGATAATATTAATGTATAGTAATAAAAATATTGGCGAAGTATTTAGGGCGAATTTTATAAAGTCTATTAGAAAGGCAAGATTATGTTTTAGATATTGGTACGACAATAAGGGTATAATAGAATTATTAGATAATAAGGAAGATAAATTAGATGCTATAATAATATCTGGTTCTGATTATTATATATTAGAAAGGAATTCTCCAAAAGTTCCTGAAATAATATTTAAATACAAGATACATATACTTGCAATTTGCTATGGAATGCAATATATTGCTCTAAGATTTGGAAAACGCTCTTATATAAATAGTAAAAAATATGGGAATATTATAATATATGATAGAAAATTAAAAATAGATTATCCGTTTGATGTTAAAACTGCTAAATATAAATATATTCATAATGATTATGTTGTAAAAGTTAATAAAAACATAGAAGTTGTTATGAAAAGAACAAGAAAGATAGATATATTATATTATAAGAAGAGAGATATACTAGGAATACAATTTCATCCCGAACATTATAAAAGATCGGGTAGATTATTTTATGATGCTTGGCTTTCATGGCTATCGCGAAAAAACAACTAGGGATATGATTTATTTTTATAAAAATGCGTTTTAATAAACATTTAAATATTATAATAGATATATAAACATTTGATACCCAAATAAATATATAATATGGCATTACTATCAAATTTTAATAATAGAAATGATGATTTAATAGAGTTGAATAAAGATAGTTTTAATACGCAATCTTTTAATTTTAATATACCTACAAGCAAGCAATCTAATATTAGTATAAATAATGAATTATTTAATAGAAAAAAAATAAGCGACGATGTTATATCTATGTCATCGGGTTCTTCCAACGGAAGTTCTACAAGTGGTAAAAAAAAATATATGAAAAATATCGGAAATATATATCGCAATAAGGATAAAATAGGAAGAAGTTCGCGAATAGAAACTGAAAGCGATAGCGATGAAAGTAAAAAGAGCGGTAAAAGTCTATATAGTTCGAAGAGTTCTCATAGTGGCCGAGTTAAAAATAAATATGATGATGATGATAATATTAGTGAAGCAAGCGGTAGTAGTAGTGGTAGCGGTGGTAGCGGAGAAAGTGGTGAAAGTGGCGAGAGTGATGAAAGTGGAGGGAGTGATGAAAGCGAAGGTATAGATAGATATGCTAAAAAAAATAAATTCTTAAGTCCTAAAGAAATAGTTAAAAATGAGATAAATGAGAAAAGAGAAATAATTTATCAATTGGACAGATTGGAATCAAAGGGGTTTAAGATTCCTTTTAAATTCAATATGAATTCTGATATTGAAGAAATGAGAACTGAATATAATAGAATTATAAGAGAGAAGGAACTTGACGGGAGTGTAAGATTTCAACAAAAAATGTTAATGGCTTTTATTTCGGGCACTGAATATATTAATGGACGATACGACCCGTTTTCTATTAAATTAGATGGTTGGTCTGAGCAAGTTAATGAAAATATTAATGATTATGATGATATTTTTGAAGAATTACATTATAAATACAAGGCGACAGGAAAGAAAATGGCTCCTGAATTAAGACTTTTCATTTCTCTATCGGGAAGTGCTTTTATGTTTCATTTAACAAGTCGAATGTTTAAAGAACAGCCTTTGCCTGATGTTGAAAATGTATTACGTTCTAATCCCGATTTAATGAAACAGTTTCAAAATGCTGCGGCTAAACAATATGTAATGGGTAATACACAACAACAAATGCCTCAAATGTCACAAAATAGAGGTTCTAGCAATGATAATATGGGATTATTTAATATGGTTAGTAATTTATTTGGTTCTTTAAATAGCGACCCAGTGCCTTCTAATATGCCTCAATTTACACAAAATAAAACGATACCATCTCAACAGAATGATAAGAAACAATATGAAGATATAGATAATATAATTAAAAATGTACATAGCAAGATATCAATAGATGATAGCGATAATAATATCGAAACACTTTCAGTGAGCGATGAAGAAATAACATCAATAATAGAGGATACCGCGGATATTCAAATATTAAAAGGTAGGGGAAGACCTAAAAAAGGAACGCGGACGCTAAACATATAATTATAGAATAGTAGGGTATTTAAGGCGGATATTAAAGATTATAATATGGCGAAACTAATATATTGCGATATAAGATATAAAAAGAATTAATATGATGGAAATTTATCTATTTTTTCTTAGATTAGTTATTTTTTTAGCGGATTTATTAACAAAACTGCCAACTTCTTTAACGGATCTAACTATTTTATCGGGGGTATTGCGTAGAGATTTCATTGGGTTACGGATAGTATCCTCTACTTCTTCTTCAAAAACCTCTATTTTAGATAATAGACCGCTTAAAGTGCTTAATAATATAGGCACAATTATTATAGTGAATAGCGAGGTTAAGAATAAGAACAAGGATATCATAGTACCTACTGATATGATATCACGGCTTAAATCTTCAGAGCATTTGCATTTTTCATTAGTTAAATATCTAACATAGTCAAATGCGTAATATATGTATACGACAAACATTAAGAAGAATACGAATGTAGCGATAGATAGTAATTGGACTACTACATAACCCATGCTTTTAGCGACAGATTTAAGGGATATTATGGAAGTTATTATGAAATAACCCAACGCTATTATAGTGAAATTCTTGATGAAGTCTTTGTTGGGATGTTCGGAACATTCACAACCCATATTCTCAAGTTTATAAATATAACTGAGGATGATTAACAATAATATGGCAAAAATTGCCTGGATTATGGCACTACTATAAAAAGATAAGTTATTTTCACTTTCTCTCATTGTACTATTTCTTACTCTATACTATTATATAGAAATAATTTTTTTATAATTCAATAATATTATAAATAAAAAATTTTGTAGAATTATCTAAGTTTTTAATATTTATTGTTTTAATTTTATCTATTATAGAATTATATTTTACGATAGATAATATTTTACACAATTGTTCTAATAGAATATCTAGTATATATTTATATATTTCATTGTTATCTTTAATACTAATTATATAATCTGCGATATTATCTAATAATATTATTAATTCTTCACTTTTATATTTAATCCATATCTTATTTATGTTATTAATTCCACGTTTCCATTTAGTATATTCACAATATAAATCATATTCGTCATTTAATATTAAAAGATTGTTTTCATATATATATCGAGGCGGATTCCATTCCTTATCATTTATATAATTATTCCATAGTTTATCTATCATAGTTTTTAAATATTCTTTATCAAATAGACTTAATAAATTAGCGTATATATCATTATCACTTGTTTTAATATAATTCCATATTATCATAAATACATCATCGATATTATCATTAAGACCGATAATTTCTTTTATTTTTTCATATATACTATCTTTGTTTTTCACACTTAGTTTATTTAAATTACCTATTAAACATCGTTTTAGTTCGGACTTTTTAGTAAAATCAGGTATTATAATATGAAATCGCGATTTAATCTTCGGCTTATTATATTTCTCCTTATTATTATATATTTTTTTAGCCCATATCATCTTTGGATCATAGTAAGAATTAAAACACGAATATGTATTTTTAATTTCTATAGCCTTATCTAAAATATTTTGCGGTATATCTATAGAATTATAAGTATCCTTAAATTGTTCTATACTAATCTTAATGATTTGTTCGTCCATTATAATTAGTTATTCTAAATAATCTTATATATTGATTAAAATATTATAGCCATTATATCGTTGTTATTTATGTAAAAAGTAATCGTATATAATGCTTATCTGGATATTTTTTAGGCATATCATGATAATCTATAATATACATAAGGCAAAAACTATAATAATGAATAATGTGTGAATTAATTAATAGATTAGAAGAACTATATTCAAATAATCTTGTATACAGAACTATTATTGTATGCGATGATAATAATCTAGATAAATACAATAATATACTTAATAATAATAATTACACGGCATATATATTAAAAGATTACGATAATACTATAGAATATGATTCGTTAGATGTAAGAATTTTTCTAATAGAAAAAGAGCGATTTATTAAATTTATTAATGCCTATATATATAATCAAAATATAGTAGACGAATATAGGGGATATTTTTATAATTCAATAATAATTCAATTAGATAATGGAAATATAGGGGATGTATTAGAAATAAAAAAACAATATCTTGATATATCTTCAAATAATAATGATATTATTATCTAATAATAATTTAGAGGATTAAAGGGTTGTTTATAATGGTTAAAAAGAGTTTTTTTAAAAGCGAAATATTTATTATGATAGCAATAATAATGTTTTTATTATTCGCAATTGTAGTATTATTTGCTTATAATAAAAATAAAATAATGGAATCTTTCACGGGAGAATCAAATATTAGATATATTATGGAATATTACTATATGGAGGATTGTTATCATTGTAAGGAATTTAATAGATCGGGAGTATGGAAAAAATTGAATGATAATTATGGAAATAGTATAATAGAGTTTAAAAAATATAATTCACAAGATTATAAAGATAGAGTAGATAAATATAATATTAAAGGGTATCCAACGATAATAATGGTTGATAAAACAACCGAGAAAAATTTAGAAGAATATAATGGCAATAGAAGTTATGAAAATATGAAGGTATTTGTAGATAAATATATTAATATGGTATAAAAAATTATTGTATATTTAATTATTAAATTATATAAGTTTTTTGTCTTATTTTTCTTTTCGATTAGTGTAATAAAGGATATAACTAAATAAAGATGGGTGGTGGGTTGATGCAATTAGTTTTAAAGGGTAATATGAGCGAATATATTACCTTACAACCACATATTAATTATTATAAATATGTTCTCAAAAAACATACTAATTTTTCCATGGAAACAATAGTAATTACTTCTACTGGCGATAGTAATGTTGGATTTAGATCATCAACATCTGAATTACGTATTAATTTTAAAATTAAAAGATACGCTGATTTATTATCAAATTTATTTTTGACATTTAAAATACCTGATATATATTCTGATAATGTATATAAGTTTAGATGGGTTAACAATTTGGGTTTTAATTATATTAAGGAAGCAAAGATTAAAATAGGAGTTACTACCATCGAAACATTATATGGCGAATGGATGAATATATGGAATGAATTGACAAGCAAAGATAATACTGAATATAATAAATTGATAGGAAATATTGATGAGTATATAGCACCTTTCAATTTCGTTCCAAAATACCGAGTATTAAATAATAGGCTTTACAACGTAACCTATCCTGTTTCTAGTTATGTCAAAACACCAAATATTCCCAGTATTAAAAAGAGGAAAATTCAAGTTCCTCTTAATTTCTGGTTTACAAAGAATCCTTCGTTGGCTCTTCCATTATTAAAATTAGAGAATAATGAAGTCGAATTAGATATTTATATAAATGATAGGGCATTCGAGGGATTATATCAAGTTTGGAGTAATATATTGAATACTTATATAAGTCCTGTAATGTATAATCTTATACACAGACCTACAGTTCCTTTAAATATAACAGCGTTTGTTAAACCGAGTGATGTTAATTTTGATGTAAATAATGAATTATTATGTACATATGTATATTTAGATAGTGCCGAAAGAAGCAGTTTGTTGTTAAATACGAATCAATTAAATTATATTATTAATACTGTTAAGAAAACTCCAACAATTACATTAAATGACAATCATACTTTAATAGATATAACGAATGCTAATCATCATATTAAGGAAATTATATGGATATCTAGAAGAAGTGATTCTATAAGAAACTTTAATAATTATACGAATTATACAGCATCTCACGAATATAATGAAGGGTTAGGAATATTAGAAAGAGCGGCTATATTATGGAATCGTGAAATATCGCGTGCTGACTATGATGCTAATTATTACAATCAAATACAGCCTTATAAATATCACACAAATATACCCAGAACAGGTCTATATTGTTATTCATTTGCTCTATTTCCTGAAAAACAGATAAATTCGGGGTCTTATGATAATACACAGATAACTACATCATTATCAATAAATGTAAATATGGATGTTAAACAAGATAGTGTTTATAACTATATTAGTAATATATACAGACAAGTACTTAATGAAAATTATCCTTTAAATTTTGAAGTTGCTGTATATGTATTGGAAATAAATGTTTTGACAGTATTAAATGGAGGTGCTGGATTGAAATTCAGTTAATAATTTATTAAGTATTTGACGATTGATTCTTTTTATATTCTTTTATATAATTAAAAGTATTTATGGATTTATTTGTATTGATAATAATAATAGTTTTTGTATTTATAATAAAATATTTAATAGATACCATTAATTCTCTTAATGGTGAGATAAGAGAGATTAAAGATAAATGTATAGGCGAATCTGGGAAAGATAAGAATATTACATTTACTAAAACGACTGAAAAGCCTTATACTAATATGAATAACGATATTGTTAAAAGCATTGTATATTTTAAAGACTATTTTGATAATAAAAAATAATGCGAGTATAAGGGAAATATAGAAAAGTATATAAATAGATATAAATAATATAAGCGTTTATAATTAAATGCCAAGAAAAAGTAAGAACAGCGACGTTAAATCTACAATAGATAAAAAAAAGGGTTTAATGAATACTATTGTAAAAGATGTTGTATTAGTTGAAAACGAAGATATTATATTACAATTGCCAATATCTGATAGTGATATAAATAAAATAAGTATAACAGATGAATTATTGGATGCTCCTACACCTTACGAGCCTAACTGTTGTTACATAAATGAAACGAATTTTTATAATACTATTCAAGATAATTTAATAAAAGAGGATTGTGATAAAGATACTAATATTGAATATAATGATAATATTATTATTAAGTCTTCAAATAATTGCTATTGGTGCTGCCATTCTATAAAAGATAGAATTTTTGGAATGCCCTATAAATACAATAATATCACGAATACTTATATATTGTTTGGGAATTTCTGTTCATTGGAATGTGCAAATGCTTATAACTTTTCTTCGCATTGCGGGAGTGATAAAGTATGGGAAATAAATAGTTTAATACAAATGTTAAGTAAACATTTTGGATGTAGTCGCCCAATACGACCAGCACCTTCGCGTTTTTTATTAGATATATTCAACGGCCCAATGAATATAGATGAGTTCCGCAAAGGTCATCATACAAATGAGAAAACGCATTTATTAAATCTTCCACCTATGATAGCTACTACTTATAATTACGAAATTGTTAATACATCTTATCTCAAAAATATTACAGATAATATGAATAATAAAATTGAAACAAAGAAAAATAAAAAATGATATAAGGACAATTATAGAATTATTATTGTGAATTAACTACTAAGAATAATGAATATCTCAAATACAGTTGATAATGCGAATGATGATAAGGATATATATTTTTCACCATATAGGGTTTCTACTATAACATGTAATGCGAATATCGGAGAAGATATTAATTTAAATTTAAAAATGTTATTTGAAAACATTTTAATAATTGATAAGGATGATACGGATGGTATTGTATGGGCTCAATATATGAAAGATGGTGAAGATTTGAATAGGGGAACATATCCTAAAAAGAGAAGAAATAGCAAGAAAAACAAAATGAAGAAAAATAGATTTGACAATCAGGTTACTATTATATATAAAAATGATAAATACATGCCTAATGTTAAAATATTTAAGAATGGAAATATTCAAATAACAGGCATAAAGATTGTAAAAGATACTGAGATAATCGTAAATCATATTATTACGAATATTAAAAATATTTATAACAATATTAGTAATGATATTATAAATAACAGGGGAGAAAATTATGAATTAAAATTGAAATATCAAAATTTTAAAATTAGAATGATTAATTCAGATTTTAAGGTATATTGCGACGAATCTTTGACAATTCCTTTTGGATTAAAGAGACGTGAGATACATAAGATATTCATTGGCGATATATATAATAACAAGTGTTCTTTTCAGCCTGGAATATATCAGGGTGTTAAATTAGAATATTTCTGGAATAAATGTAATGAAAAAAAAAATGGTATTTGTTATTGTCCTAAGAAATGTTATGGAAAGGGGAAAGGTGAAAATATAGGGGATTGTAAAAAGGTAACAGGGGCATTGTTTGAAAGCGGTAGTATATTGATTACGGGTGGCGTATCATTTGAACAAGTAGATGAGGTTTATAAATATATATGTAATTTCTTGATAAAACACAAAAATAATATTAAAAAAATACAGCCAACTACTTTAACTAATCAAGAAAATCTAGAAACAATTCAATAATAATATTATATATTAAATTCTTTTACACGTTGGTGTTGTACGCATATCTTTTTTTCCGTCTTTATTAACAAATTGAGGCATAGTATATCTTTCATCTTTTGTTCCATCATTCTTAATAGGAAATTTCAAATCTGTGGTTTTTCTGGTTGAGGTAGAAGTAGATACAGTATTTTTAGGCATTATGATAAGATGATAATAAATATATCAATTTTTATAATTATATTACATTCGTTGTATGACAACTAAAATTATAATTGTCTTGTCCATTTACTGTAGTATATTTTTGATATTTATTAGTATTAATAAAATTATTTCCTGGTCTATTATACGAGGGTATATGGTGGCTAGCATAAAATTGTGAGGCATATGCTAAAGCGTCAGGCTCTACTGGAGGCATTTTATAACTATTACCCCAAGGTTTTTTATCAAATAAAACATCACCTGTATATAATCCCGCATTTTTTGGTTGAAGAGGTACAGGAACATTAGGATTATAATCTAATTCAGTATATTCTAAATCTTTTTTCATTATTCTATATATAAAATAGATATTATTATATAAAGATAAAATTAATATTTAATGTAAAATAGTATGAGTACAGAAAGAAAAAAAAGAAAGGTCGCCGATTTTGTAAAAGATGGTATGGAAACAGCGGATATAAAAACGATGGTACAGGATATTGTTTTATATATGACCGAGAACAAGGCTAAATATTCTTCGCATGAAGAATTGTTGATAGGATTAAAAAATTCAATAGAAGGTATATTATTTTTTGAAGAAAGATATCCTATGTTATATGCTATGGTTACTAAAGAAGAGGGGTTTGAATATAGTAGTCTAGAATATTTCTTGGGAATGCGAGATAAAATAATAAATAATCAGTTATCTTCAGAACAGGCATCTAAAGAAGTTGGTCAGGTATGGTTTGATAAATATTATAAAAAACCTGAAGGTGAATAGATTATTCTATGATTTTTTAGATATCCAATTAAACTATTTTTTATAAATATATTAAATTTAGTATATATATTATTGAAAGACTATAGATAAAGAGATACCTCGCGGCTACTCACTCTACTTATACGTTATTTCCATAGTTAAGCCAGATTATTTCTAAAAATCCTATTTTGAATTTTGAGTACATATCTCTGATATTTCTAAAATTTCAAAAGTTTTTTATAAATTTCTAAATAAATAAAGTTATGTACTCATTTTTAAAAATCAAAAAATATAAATATCTTGGCTTCTCTAGAATCCCTTAAAGGGTCGCACATGCTGAAGGCATGCCTCAAGAGGCCTCTCTATAGCCTCTTAGAATCCAAACCAAAAAATCTTAAAAATCCTATTTTAGAATTTGAGTACATATCTCTGATATTTCTAATTTTTCAAAAGTTTTTTATAAATTTCTAAATAAATAAAGTTATGTACTCATTTTTTAAAATCAAAAAATATAAATATCTCGGCTTCTCTAGATATAACTTATATATATTGGTAATAAATATGTAAATATTATTTAGATGATAATAGAGATATTTATTAGTTCAATAATAATAGGTGCTATCGTGGGATTACTTGGTATAGGAGGTGGTATATTATATTTGCCATTGCTTGTTCATTATAATTTTTCATTTCAGCAAGCAGTCGCTATATCTCTTTTCTTAAATACAATACCTAATGCATTGCCAGGATTGTATTTATATTATCAACACGGATTTTTTGATTTCAACACAGCGGTTATAGTTGCGGCAGGAAGTATATTGGGAGGTATTGTAGGTGCTTATTTAGGTACAAATAATTATATTGATGATAAATCATTATATCGTATATATACAGTGCTTTTATTATTTACAACTATATATATGTATTGTTATTATTGCTAAATGCTAATATAAAAAATGATAATTAAAAGATTTAGATATTATAACTAAATGTCTAAGAAAACTCTAGGGCAATTTTACACAACAAACAATGAATATATTTTACAAAATATTAAAATTCCAAATGATATTAGAAATATAATAGAACCATTTGCAGGGAATGGTGATCTCGTCGATTTTATTGAAAAAGATGCAAATCAAAAAAATATAAAATATAATATTGAATGTTATGATATAGAACCTAAAAAGGATTATATCATAAAAAGAGATACAATAAATGAACCACCTAATTATAATAATAAATATATTGTAACAAATCCTCCATATTTAGCAAGAAATAAATCTAATGATAAATCATTATTTGATAAATATAATGTAAACGATTTGTACAAATGTCTTATTAAGAATATAATAAGCAACGAATGTCTTGGTGGTATTTTGATAATTCCATTAAACTTTTGGTCTTCTATACGTATTGCTGATATAGATTTGAGAAAATTATTTTTAGAAAAATATAAGATTTCTATATTAAATATTTTTGAAGAGCAAGTATTTTCTGATACATCATATACTATATGCTCATTTCAATTTGAACTTAATAATAATCACGCAAATTTATTAAATATATGTATATATCCTTCAAAGACTAATATAATTACAGAATTAAATCCTGAAAATAACTATATAATTGGTGGCGAAATATATAATTTACCATTAAATAATATTTACAAAATTGCAAGACTTACTAATAAAAATAAAGATAGGTGTAATACAAATATTTTAGTCAAATGTATAGATGACAATATTACATCACAGATAGGATTGTCTTTTGTGGAAGATAAAGATATATATATAGATAAAACACCTAATCAATCAGCACGAACCTACGCAACTTTGATAATAGAACCAAAAATAGATAAGGAAACACAAAAAAAATTAATAGAGAACTTTAATAAATATTTACGCGAACATAGAGAAAAATATTGTTCGCTTTTCCTAACAAATTATAGAGAAAGTAAAGATATTGCTAGGAAACGAATTTCATTCGATTTAGTCTATTCTATAACAGAATATATATTAGACAAAATGAATTCCTCCTGATTTAATTATATTGTTAAAATCATATAAACTACCTATAAAAATACTGTCTTTAATATTTTTATATCTTTCTTTATCTAATAAATAATTAAATTTATTAATGTTTTTATAACATGTATCGCCATCTAAAATATTAAAGAATTGTATATTATTATTTTTCATATTTTTAATTAGATATTCCATTTGATATTTAATAAAATGATATACTTCTCTGAGTGTTCGTATTTGTGCACCTCCACTATCGCAAACAAATTTTAAATTAAAATAATATGTTTTATCTTTGCTATCTATTAAACCATCAAAGTTTTCTGTAAAATTAAATCCGCATTCATATGTTAGAGGGTTCTTGATATTTTTAATTTCTATATTTTCTATATCTAATCTATCATCTGTTTTTTTTAATTTAGTAAAAATTATTTTTTCTATTAAATATATTTGGTATTTTTCACATTCATTAGATTTTCCATTATTATACCATGTACAATTTTTACGCCATGTTTTTGTTTGATAACATGATTGAATAATTTCAAAATCTATAATATCATTAGAACATTCATTTTGATTAAGGATTTCCATTATCACTACAATTATAAAATCAACTTCATCATTTTTTAATTTATTTGTACATCATATTTTTAGAAAAATTGATATAAGCAATTAAATATATATATTTTTTAACAAAGTATTTATTATGAATAGCGAAATGCTAATGTCAAATGTCCCCCCTACCAATCTAACTGAATTAATTGAAAAAACTTATAGTAATTATGATGGAAACGCTTCATATGCGAATACACTCATTTCTACTCTTAAGACTTATCATTTCTGGCCTAATATTAAAGTTAAAAAATTTAAGAATAATGATGATATTGTTCTTCTTCATAATAATTACAAGATGAGTAATATTTACGAATACAAGGAATTGTATGAGCAGTGTAGAAGTATTGTGTTGGATTTTACGCTATCATGTAATAATAACGTCGTAGTTACTTATGCTAATTCTATTCCTCAAAGAATTAGTTATGAGGATTATATTAACACAGGCGTATATAGCGAAACAGATAAATGTTATGAGGCATATGACGGAACTATTATTACTGTTTATAATTATAAAAATCAATGGTATTTCGGTACTTCAAGTTGTCCTGATGCGAATAGTTCAAAGTTTTCGCACCCTACAAAATCTCACGGGAAGATGTTTGATGAGGTACTAGAGCGATTTTATAGTAAAGTTCCTGAAATTCCTGAAAAGTTGTCTCAACTGTCCCCTGCTGATGCTAGTGAAACTTTGCGTGCTATGTTTGTTTCTAATTTGAATCCAGAACATGCTTATGAGTTTGTATTGATTCATTACGAGAATAAACATATTATTGATTATACTGATGTTCTTGGTGAAAATTATAAGGAACTCGTACATATCAACACTAAAAATAGAATTACTTTGGAAGAATATGATATTAATATGTCTTCAATTCAAGAATTGTATAATATGGGTGTTAGATATCCTGCGTATTTTGCGGATATTAATCAGGCAAATCTTCATATTAATCAAAATAAAAGTTATGGATTGATTATTAAGAAGAAGGTAGAAGGAGAAAACTTTTCGCGACTATACAAGATCTCATCAATGTATATTAACTATCGTGAAGAGACTGACCCGTGTCATCCTAATGTATGGATGAATATTCTTAGCGTATATATGAAAAACAAACAAAATTATACGATTAAGGATTATATCGCTACATATAACCCTAATATTCAAATACCTATTGATAATAACGGGAGACAAATTGACCCCACATATTTGGTTCATACAATTATTTCGACAATCAAGGATAGCCTATATAGTTATTATAAATCAACAACTACTTATAATCCAACTTACAAGAGATTTAAGATGAATAAAGAGATGGATAAACAATTCGCACCAATCATTCAATATCATTTGGCACAATTGAGAAATCTACAGGTTACCACTTTTAATAAGAAACTAATTACTTGCTCAAATATCTATTATTATCTGTGTCAGTGTAATGATGTCAAAAATATCAAAACACTTATTCAATTCTTCGCATCTAATCCAATTAATGAAATGCAATCGCGTACATCTATGTGTTTCGCGATTATGAATACATTGATTTCATAAATTTGATAAATCTAAAATATATTAATAATAATAGATAAGAATATAAAATATGTTTGACTATTTTTCTACACAAGGATGGATATATATAATATTCAGTATAATATTGACAATTATATGTTTAATATTAAATATATATATAGAAGGCCCTGGTGTATATCTAGTAGCATATGTGATATATATACTTGTTATAATGTTAACGGGTTATAATATAACTTGTTTGACAAAAGGGGAATGTTATATATGGAGTTGGATAGTTAGTATAATGTCTTTAATACCTATGATGTTATTAATAGTATTCCTAATATATTTCATAATATATAAAAAAAAATAAATATATAAATACCTTTTTTTATTTTTAAAAATTGATATATAAAAATATTATAAACTATATATTAATAGGATGTTTTACAATTATAAGTTTGATTCAAGCGACCCTTCAAATAATCATAGTTTTGATATTCATGATATTGATTTGGCTATTGTAAATGGTATGAGAAGAATTATTATGACTGATGTACCTAATTTAGGAGCAATTGGTGAAAAATTGGATAAAGAAGAGCCTACAGTTGATGTTATTACAAATACTGGTGCTTTACACGATGAATTTATCATACATCGTATTGGATTAATCCCTATTTGTATGACAACCGATGAAATTGAAAATTATGAAGATAATTCGCTTGTGATTGAACTAAATGTTAAAAATACTACTAGTAAAAGTATTGATGTAAGAACATCTGATTTTAATGCTAAATTAAATGATGTTGATTTAACTGAAAAAAAACTAAAAGAACTATTCCCGCCAAATAAAGTATCAAAACATAATATATTGATTACTCGCCTAAGACCAGATGAACATCTTCATTTAAAAGCAAATATTGTAAAAAGAACGGGGCGTGATAATGCTTCATTTAATCCTGTTTCTTTATCTAACTTTTCATATATACAAGATCCTAAAGAGGCTAAGAAATATGATAGCATTTTAGATAAAGAACGTGCTTATTATATGAATGAATATGGAGATCCAACAAAATTCAAGTTTGATATAGAACATATTAATGTTAATATGGGGCCGCGATATTTAATTCCTAAATCCCTAGATATTGTTATAAATAAACTAAATAATTTAATGTCTGAATTGGTAAATATTAATAATTCGGAAATTGTTAAAATCCAACAATTCCAAGATATTACAGAGACATATGAGTTTATTATTGACAATGAAGATGATACGTTGGGAAATATTGTACAATCATACGTACATAATAATTATGTGAGAAATAAGAAAAATGTAAATAATATGACTTGTAAATTTATTGGATATATTTGTCCTCATCCTCTAAAATCTACTATGATTATTAGAATTACCTTAGCGGATATTACAGAAAAAAATATGTTTATCACATTTATGGAAAAAATATGTAAAGAAATTGTAAATGAAATAGTAGATATTAAGACAAAATGGAATAAGTTCGCAATAGATAATAATGTATCATAATTTATATTATTATATATTAAAAGAAAGAGAAAAATTAATAATGTCAATTAACATCAATGATATTGTGTATAATTACGAAGATGAAGAATTGGATGACATTGAATATCTTGAGATAATGAATTATAAGGAATTTTCGCGGAAAGATGATATCAATAATAATTTATTTGAATTATTTTCTAATAAAAATAATATCGGTGACATATCTAAATATTTTGGGAATATAATAAATGATAATGATTACAAACATGGGAAAACTAAAGATTATGTTGAATTATATGAATATAGAAAGAAGGCTAATCAAATAACTGATCTTATTTTTAATATAATAAAAAACACCGATGATAATAATGGAAATTTGCTAGATTATGATAATTATATTTTTAATGCTGATGTAGAAAAAATATTTACAAGCGAAAAAATTATAAATAAAACTGATGTCCAAAATTTTAATAATTTAAAGAAAAAAACAGTATCAAATCATGATATAGCAAAAAATAAATATTTTTTTGCCATAAAATATAATAATGATTCTACAAAAGTGCGTTTAAAACCTTTATCAAAAATAAATATTACAATAGAACCCAATGATAAATTTTTCCCAATATATTACCCTATATTTCCTAGCGACGACGTTAATATACCTATAATATCTGTTAATTATAAAATTCCAAAAGTAATCACAAACGATTATATATATAATCAAATAACATCACATTTAATTAAATCAAAAAATATTAATTTTGTATCTTCCGAAAATTATGAAAACATTAGAGATTTAGTAAAGAATGTTAAACCTGATATTTATAATATTTTAGAATATTTAAAAAAAAATATTAATTACGATTACTATGATATTGAAATTGCTTTAAATAAATTTGGCAAAACACTAGATTTAATTAATAAAGAAGATTTTGACGCTCTATATGATTATTTGACAAAAGCAATAGGGAATTTAAAGGAAAGGAAAAACATTACAAGACCTGTTAAAATTAAAAAACCCGATATTATTAATAAAAAGTTGTTATTCTTTGAAAAACTATCTAGCACTATACAGTTATTGAATTTAACAGAAAATATCATTGATTTTTTAGATAAAAGTAAAATGATATTAGATAATGAACGCGAAAATAATATTATAATTCAAGAAAAAAAAGGATGGGAAGATTTAAATATATATAAGATATTGCAAGATATTAAGAATACGGGTATTTATGATAATGAAGCGGTAATTGTACAAAAATTAGATTTTATTAAACATTTTCTAAAAAATGAAAATATATTAGAAGCAATACAAACTATAGATAATATATTAAAAACTAATGAAAAAAAAGAGTTAATTGTGAAGAAATATGAAAAGGTTAAGGGAGAAAATGAATATTCGAGAAATCATATTTTTGACTATGACAAAGATGGTAAGCAATACATTATATCATATCGCGAAATTAAAGAAATTAAAGATAGTCATACAGACGGCATTCCTATTAATGCCGAAGGTACTGTATACGAATCTAGACAAGAGAATGACGATGATACTATAAACAATGAAAATGATGATATAAATATGCTAGATTATAATAAATTAGATATTGAAAAGTATAAAAAAAACAATATATATAATATTGAATTAGGATTCATAGATGCTTTAGAAAATCTTTTGAATATTATGTATGATATAAGTAAATTTGCTTGTATAGATTTTGATTACGACGCTTTATGTATTGAACTATTCAAATATAACCGTAGTATTTATAAAAGACGCGATTTATATAAAAAGTATTTTGAAGATAATGACATTGAAGTTAGTGAAGAAATTATGAATAGTTTAGATATAATAGCACCTAAATTTATTTATGATTTAGTTAAAAGTAAGTCTGTGCCATTTGCGGACATTGATGATAATCAAGAAACTATAATAAATGAATGTAATAAGATATGGATAGAAGAATTTAATGATATGTTTCTAAATGCTTTAGCATATTGTATAATAAATATACAAGAAAAAATATTGAATAATACTATACCTATAACTGTTGATTTATTGAATGGTAATTTCATAAGTTATTGGGATAATTGCGGAACGCCTATACATAAAAAAGAAAACCGCGGTGTAATGACATATTTAATAGAGGTAGTAAAAGAATATTTTCAAGGAAAAATAAATAATAACTTTAATGAATATAAAATAAATACGGACAAATTATTTGATAGAACTTATAAAAAGATTGAAGAATATTATTCGGTAAATTTAGAAAATATTAAAAAGAATGATGAAATATGTAGAGAGAAAAAGAAAGAATTGAAGGGTAAAATAGAAAGAGAAAAATTAGTTAAATTATGTAAAAATGATAAAAATGAAAATAAATTAGAGCAATGCAAGAGACAATATGTTCTATCATTATTATATATGCCCGATGTTAATTATGTAAAAATACATAGATTTTTGAACGGTTGCTGTTTAAAACAATTAAATGATACTTTTAGTGATAATATTGATTTTGAAAATTCTAATAGAACTGATTTGATATTTTTTAAGGAAAAATATGCTAAAATAAGGATGACGAATAAACCACGTGATTTAAGATTTATTCCTAATAAAGATAAAAATGAACTTTTTAATGAAGATGAAGATATAATAGATCGTATAATTTTTGATGATATGTATAATATTGATAATAATTCTAAACTTGTTGCTATATGGTTAAATAAAATGAAGGATAAAAACAATAGCATATTCCCAATTGATATTATAGAAGATTTTGAAAATAATAATATAAAATCTATTAAATCTAATATAACTTTTAATATAAATTTATTGACAAAAACGTCTAAGCATATAGGTGATGATTTTATTGATAATTTTAATAATGTTAAGAAAAATAGCAAAGGGAAAAAGGATTCTAATGATAAAATTAATTATTTAAATATAATTCGTGCTATAATGAAGGTATTATATGGTAATTTGCGTAATAAGGATAACAGTGAATATATTAATATATTACTAAATAATTCTATAAATGATTTAAGGGCTATAATAATAGATTTGAAAGAATTGAATAATATATACAATGATGAAATTGAGAATAAAATAGATATTATAAATAAATATATTGTAAGTAGGGCATTATGTAGTCCATTTAATACATATGATACTTTAAATGGAAAAATAATATCTAATGTAATAGATCATCAATTAATATACAAAATAACAAATGATATATATAAAAGTGTTTTAGAAATAATAAAGATATCATTTCCAACTATGGAAGAAAATATAGAATTTTTAAATAAGCAACGTGAAGAAAATAAACAGGGTAAAATCAAGATTCTTAATGATAAAACAATAGAAGATATTAAATTACTTAAGGAATTGAAAAAAGCGGGGGTAAATAAGGCTATTATTCAAGAAAAAATAAATGAAGTTGATGAAGTAAATGATATTGAAACAGCAGATGATATTTATAATGATGATGCTATATTTGATAATGGTAAAAATAAAGAAGATAATTATAATGTATTAAATGATATCATGACTAATGAAGTTAAAAATGGTTTGGGTGAAGATAATGATATATTGATGACTTATGATAGGGATGATGACGATGAATATATGGAAAACGAAGACAAGGGTTTTATATATAATTAAATAGTAAATAAGAAATTATATTAAATATTCTATTATGATACTGTTTGCTATATTTGTGTATTTTTTCTAAAGTTAAGACATATATCTTGGCTTCTCTAGAATCCCTTAAAGGGTCGCACATGCTAAAGGCATGCCTTAAGAGGCTTCACTATAACCTCCAAGAATCCAAACCAAAAAATCTTAAAAATCCTATTTTGAATTTTGAGTACATATCTCTGATATTTCTAAAATTTCAAAAGTTTTTTATAAATTTCTAAATAAATAAAGTTATGTACTCAAATTATTCTATTCATTTTTATAAATATCTTGGCTTCTCTAGAATCCCTCGAATGGTCGCACATGCTGAAGGCATGCCTAAGAGGCCTCTCTATAACTGCTTAGAATCTAAACCAAAAAATCTTAAAAATCCTATTTTGAAATTTGAGTACATATCTCTGATATTTCTAATTTTTCTAAAGTTTTTTATAAATTTCAAAATAAATAAAGTTATGTACTCAAATTATTCTATTCATTTTTATAAATATCTTGGCTTCTCTAGAATCCCTCGAATGGTCGCACATGCTGAAGGCATGCCTAAGAGGCCTCTCTATAACTGCTTAGAATCTAAACCAAAAAATCTTAAAAATCCTATTTTGAAATTTGAGTACATATCTCTGATATTTCTAATTTTTCTAAAGTTTTTAATAAATTTCAAAATAAATAAAGTTATGTACTCAAATTTTAAAAATCAAAAATATAAATATCTTGGCTTCTCTAGAATCCCTCGAATGGTCGCACATGCTGAAGGCATGCCTAAAAAGGCCTCTCTATAGCCTCCTAGAATCCAAACCAAAAAATCTTAAAAAATAATTTTACGACATTATATATATATCATTTTATACATTTTCTCCCGCTCCAAATACTTTAGTATCTTCAGTTGATACAGTTGTTGTTGGTAAATCGTTTTTTGGCGGTACAGTAGATATATTTACAAGAGAAGCACCCCCTTGTATATCCTTTCTACCTCCACTAAGTCTTTTAACAACATTAGTATTGCCTATAATACCATTTAATTGAATAGGTATATATCTATCGGCATCAGTAAAACATTTAGCAACCTCTGTTTTATACTTTACAGGAATTTCTTCAAACGAACAGTCTTGTATTAAATTATCATATTTTAGCGATAATATATTAAATGTTTCTTTTGTTACATTCCCATCACACGCTTCTATTTCTTGAGATAAAAGCATAAATTGTTGGGATAGTTTTTTAAATATTTCAAATTTTTCGCTCGCTTTTATGCTATTTGTAAGAGACATTATAAGAACACTAACAGCATTAACAATAATATTAGGTATCTTAATAGCGTTAGCATCTTCGCTAATACTATTTATAATACACATAGTAGAACTAGTTAATACTAGAGGTATATTAAAACAAAACTTAACAAAACTCCAATGTGATGATGCTTTTGTACATAATAGCGTCATCGATTCGCATTTATCTAATAATTTATCAATATTGTGCATTATATTTTTAGTTTATCTAATAATATAACATTTTTTTATTTGAATTATTATATTAGATAAGCGTATGAATATAGAAGTAAAAACAAACGACTGGGTTCTCCCAAATAGAGTTGGTTATAATAAAAATATATATAATACATTTCATCCTTCAAAATATCAAAAAAAGAAGGAAATAGCAGCATGTAATTGTTCAAAAGAATCGTGTGATTTAGATGTTTCTAAAGTATCTCTTTTTCCGCAGCAAAGAATTATCAAAGATTATATGCAAATTGATAGCCCTTATAGAGGAGTATTATTATATCACGAGTTGGGTTCGGGTAAATCAGCGGCCTCAATAGCCGCCTCGGAAGGATATATAAATCGCAAAAAAGTTATAATTATGACACCCGCTTCATTATCGCAAAATTATGAAAATGAATTAATGAAAATATCTACTGTTGGATTAAATCTTAAAAAATCCTGGACATGTATTAAAGTTAAAAAGACTAATCCTAAAACTATAGAAGACTTAAAAATTTATGCCATAGATAAGAAATTAATTAGTAAAGATGGTACAGTATGGATTCCTTTATATAAGAAAGATATTGAAGATGCGGAGATAGTCATAGATAATATTAAATATGCCGATTTAAGTTCAAATTACAAAGAAGATATTAATAAGACTATAACACATATAATAAGAAATAGATATACTTTTATAAATTATAATGGTTTAAATGATAAAATGTTAACTAATATGGGAATTACTAAAAAAAATCTCGATAATGGAAATAGTTATTTCAATAATTCATTTATAATAGTTGATGAAGTTCATAATTTTATAAGTAGAATAGCCAATGGTTCAAAAATAGCGATGAAAATCTATAATAATATACTTGATGCCAAGGATGTAAAATTAGTATTGCTATCGGGTACACCAATAATTAATCAACCTTATGAAATATCGTTTTTAATTAATTTATTAAGAGGAAATATGGTTACATATAAAATACCTATAATAAATGGTGTAACTAATAAAAAGACAATAACAGAACACTTAATAAAATCACAATTATATAATTATATAGATGAAATTTATCATGATGATAAAAATATAAATATTATATTATTTCCTAAAAATTTTGTTCGCAAAGATAATATGTCATCTGCTATATTTAGAAGGGAATGGGAAAAAGACGAAGATACTATAATAAAAGATATAATAGATTCGATTAATAATGATACTAATATATCATCAATCCTATCACAAAAGAGAAAATCTGTTAAAAATAAGTTTGAAAGCACAAAACCTTATTTAATAGTCACTAATGGTACTACAGGTTCTACAAAAACTAAAATGGCGGACGAAATAATAAATTATTTAAAATTAAGTACCAATAATACAAAAATAAATATAGACGATTTAGTTGTAAATAATAAAGAATATAAGAAACGCGTTTTAGATATAATTAAGAACATAAATAAAGAATGTAATAATGTAAGAAAATGTGTTTTAGAAAAATATGAAAAACCAAGTGATAAATTATTAGAGGATTTTAATGAAGCATATTATAATACAAGAGAAGGTAAACAAAATATAAAATGTACTCCTAAATTTAATAAATCGTGTAATGATTTAAATGACATTAATTTAGAAAATGCATTAAGAGAAAGTAGAAATATTATATTTGAAACTCAGGGTCTATCAATACCTAAGTGGTTATTAGATCAACCTTATTTAACTGAAAAATACAATGTTATATTTGGATATTCCTTAATGCCTATTAAAAATATAGTAGGCGTTATAATAAAACGTGCTGTTGCTAGAATAACTAAATATGAGAAAAATCAATCTCTAGAAGCACCGCGATATCCATATATTGATAGAAAAAAAATAGGTAATAATATTAAGAAAATTATTAAAACATTAAAAGATTTGAGAAATGAATGTATGAATGAAGAAAATTTTTTGAAATGCGGAAATAAGAAAATAGATAAATTACTTATATATGATAGTGATAATGAATTTAATCTAAATTTAGTATATGATAATAATGACAAAATAACAGAAGAAGGTTTTGAAACATTAATTAATGATATAGTTAAAATAGATGCTGATGGTAATTTTAATGATATTGATATTACTTTAAATAAAAAATATGTTAAGGAAGATAATTACGCATTGCCAAATAAAAAAGAGGATTTTGACAAATTATTCATTAATGCCGAAGATCCTAAAAATATAAAGATAATTAATGAAGATTTATTTAAAAGACGTGTATTAGGTATATTAAGTTATTATAAGACTACAGGGACAGAACTATTCCCAACTATATTAGATGAAACAGTTAGAAGGATTTATATGACCAATCATCAAGTTAAAAAATATATCGAGGTTCGTGTAGATGAAATTAAAATGGATAAAGGAAAGATAAAATTTGGAAATAAAGGCAAAGATGATGAAAGTTCTGTTTATCGTGCTTTTAGTAGATTAGTTTGTAATTTCGCATTTCCCAATGAAATACCTAGACAATTTCCAAAAGATATAAGATTAAAAAAGAAAGCGTTAGAATTACACGATGATGATAATAGTGATGAAGAAGATAAATTTAAATTAGAAAATGCTAAAAAGAAAAATAAAGATATAGATGTTGAATATAATAAAACATTAAATAAAGCATTAATAGACTTAAAGAAAGGTAATTATTTAGAAAAAAATAATTTACGCGATTATTACAGTCCAAAATTTGCTCATATGTTAGAAGATATAAATACATCGCCTGGAAGTGTTCTCGTATATTCACAATTTCGCATAGTTGAAGGTCTAGGTATATTTAAGGAAGTTTTAAATAAACATGGATATATTGAGATTAATATAACAAAGAATGATGAATTTGGATATATATTAGAAGATCCTGATGTATTTGATGAAAAATATGATAATAAAAGATACGTTGTATTTAATTCTGACCGCGAAAAAACAAATATATTGATGAATTTATTTAATGGAGATTTTGCGAATCTTCCAGATACTATAAGATACAATTTACCAAATAAAGGCGTTGGTTTAGAACAAAGATATGGTAATGTTGTTAAAATTATGATGATTACACAATCAGGTGCTGAAGGGATATCTTTAAAAAACGTAAGACGTGTATTAATTACAGAGTATTTTTGGAATTCAGTAAGAATAGATCAAGTTATTGGGCGTGCTGTTAGAACTTGTAGTCATATGGCATTGCCTAAGGAAGATAGAAATGTTGGTGTTTATAAATATATAATGAAATTTACAAAAGAACAGTTAAATGAAAATCAACCACTTAGATTAAACGATGAAGGAGTATCGACAGACGAACATATCTATGATAAGGCAAATAAAAAAGAGAAGTTAATTAAAAATTTCTTAGATATGTTAAAATCTGCATCAATAGATTGTGTAATACATTCATCTATTAATAAGCCTTTAGATAATGGATATAAATGTTATAACTGGCCTATAAATAAAAACGAATATAATTTAGCATTTACGCAAAATATAAATGATGATCATGTAATATCAAAGAATAAGAATTTTATTAAAACTATAAAGGATAAAGGGAAGGTTGTATCTAAAGATGGTGTTAAATATGTATTATTAAATGATAAATTATACGATTATTATAGTTATAAAAATGCTGGTATATTACTATTAGCCTAATATATATAAATAATAAATAATAGTAAATAAGAAGCATATACTTATTTTTAATAATAATTATAAATGAATAATATAATATTAAGATATTTTGACAATATTAATATGATTGAAGAAATTGAAGGTGATTTATTAAACGAAGGTGTTTTAATGAATACAGATATTGAAGAAATTGTATTAGACGATGAAAACGAGATAAATATAGAAATTGAAGATATTATTTTAGATAGTGAAAATGAAAATAATGTATTAGATGAAAGTATACCAAATGTTGAAGAGATTCAATGGGACATACAAGAGGTAAGAATTAAATGTATATGTAGATATAATAACAATTTTAATTTATGTAATCGCAACATCATAGATGATTCTTTATATTGTA